CCCTAAGGGGCGTTACTCCGGAGTGTGACCTCGTTAGCGAGAACCTTCGTTGCGGCGCCTGTCGAAAGACTAGGACCGGTCCCGTTGGATCTTCGCATCAGTACTTAGGCTGATGTCCATCTAAGAAACTTTGATGGTTATCTACATCATTATGCTCAAGTTAAGGTTAACCCTCGCGCAAATAGTCATCCGACTACTTGCGAAGGTATATCTTAAAGTTGAGTATGATGAGGGTTTGGTTCGTTCGTGGACTAGTGTGGTCCTTTCGCGAGCGGAAACACGAGGAACGGTTGAGACCATCGGATGGATTAAATCCGTCCGGTTGGCCTGTACCCGTTACCTGTGCGCTTCCCCGCTTAAGGAATCACCAGGCTTTGGGGTCGAGCTAGACAAAGAGGGACTCCCAAAGGGGATACCTCTCGTCGAACTCTTCCGAGACCGTGATCCACCCAAAGTAAGACTAGGTCTAACCCTTTTGGGTTATTCCCGGTTATTACCTGGCTGGAAGAAACCCGACCTCGATCCGGTTACTCGTCCCTTTGGTGGTCATATGTCATCGCGTTTGCGAGACGACCTCATTGGCACGGTAGCGGATTTGGGTCTGAGTCTCCCTCGCCCCGTATGGGACGAGTGTCACGCCTCAACCAAAGCAGGTCCGAACGCCCAGGCTCTGGTAGGTTCAATAGAGGATGCCCACCTTCTCACAGACGAGCAGATTAGCGATCTGCGCGTTCTGGGAGGAGATGGAATCATCCAATTGATTGAAACCATACGATCCTCACTGGTCCCAGATCGATGGCTATCGATGCTTGACACTAAGGTCCGTGGGAAGGAGGTAAAACTCCGACCCATGGGCCGAAGCGCCAAGTTATCGATGGTCAAAGATAAGGAAGCCAAGTGTAGAATCGTTGCTATCCTTGATTACTGGTCGCAGTCAGCCCTTTACCCTCTTCATCTGGCCCTTATGGGCCTTTTGAGGGGGCTGAAGCCTGACTGTACCTTTAACCAAGGGAGCTTCAGAGCCACCCTACCTCCTAAGGGACCGTACTATTCGTTCGATCTCAGTCAAGCGACGGACCGTTTTCCTGTCATGGTACAGGAGGCGGTCTTAGCTTTCCTGGTCTCGCCCGAATATGCGGCCGCATGGCGCAGATTGATTACTGGCCGTGACTATCACATCACATGGGGGGCCAAGGGTACCGTAAGGTACGCCTGTGGTCAACCTATGGGTGCGTATAGTTCATGGGCTATGTTCTCTCTCTGCCACCATGTAATCGTACGTGTAGCTGCCAAGAGGGCGGGTAAGACCGTCCACTTTGAAAGCTACGCACTCCTTGGGGACGACATCGTCATCGCTGACGAGGCCGTTGCCAATGAGTACCGTACAATCCTTAGTGAGTTAGATGTAACTATCTCAGATCCGAAAACGCACGTGTCGTCTGACACGTACGAGTTCGCTAAGAGATGGGTGCATCGTGGTACTGAGGTAACCGGCGCTCCTCTAGGTTCCTTACTCGAGGCAGTCCGCTTTCGTAAGGGCGTTACCAGTGGTCTTCTAACGAAGGCCATCAGTTTCGTCTCTTATTACGGCGTGGCTGTCTGGTTTAGGGAAGTAGAGTCGCGCTGGCTACCACGAACTCGCACTCTGGTATCCCGGGCCTTGTTCGCTGATCTCTTCGTCCTATTAGGGCAGTCTGCAGCCAGCAGGCTGGCCGAAAAGGCATGGAGGTTCTTCCTTCTACCCTCGCGAGAGGATAGTAAGGGCCTACAAGCTCTTAAACGGCACTTGCTGTCTGAGATCCTGTTAGGTGGAGTCCTAGGTTGCATGTCCATCAAAAGTCCCAAGCAGATGATGCTCGGTGTCTTGTTGGTGGAATGCAAAGCTAGGGTCCTGGAAGAGGCGATCAAGAAGAGTGTTCAGACCCTTTTTCGGTTCCAGTTGGAAGCGAAGAGGTTTCTGAGCATTCTTCCAGAAGGGTTGGATGGCCAGTCAATACTGCTCGCCTTGCCGCCCTTTGCGGTTCTCGGATCCCATATCCGGAAACTGCAAGACGCGTATGAGAAGTTGCGGGTTGTCCGGGATTCGGACGTACCGGCCAAATGGTTACATTTGGAGGTGCGCCTGGTCCTCGACCCCTTCGCAACTATCTCTACAAGGCAAGCAAAGGTAGTTGCTAGTAACAAAGCATCTGTCCTTAACCACCTGTCTGCGATGTGTCGCGGAATAGATACCACGCGTGCGCTAGCTGTCACCGATATAGACATTGAAAGTCTTGTCGATTACATCAACACGCACGAGGTGTTACCTACCCGCGGTACACCGAAGAGGGGGCGGAAAGGCAGTGGGGGCTCTTCCAACGCGTAGGGACATCAGTTTCCACCTGGGTAAGGACGGGGTCCTATCCAGATGGCCTGTTTCCCTTTGCAGAGGTTGAGGGTTCCCCGCTTTGTTGCTAACACCACTTTTGTGGCAGTTTATTCAACTTACCACGGCTGCGGCGCTTTGGAAGGTCCTTTCGGACTAATCCTCACGGCTCAACCTTAAGTGGTTACCTCCTCACACAGAAGCACTGCCGAAAGGCAGTGTCCCGGGTTGCAC